AACAGGATGTTGACAATATGCAAGAATACGTTTTGGACTTCGCAGAAAGCAAACTTCTTGAAAACATAAAGGACAAAAAAGAAACTTCAATTATTTTCTATCTTAAAACAAAAGGAAGAAAAAGAGGGTACGTTGAAAAACAAGACGTTGACATTACAACAAAAGGGAAGGAAGTCAACATTCCTTTAACTCATTGGGTTACTGACGGGGGAGAAGGAACTGAAAAAGATTTTGACGAGGCTTTCAACAATTTGAACAATGGGGATTCTTGATATAAACCACCAATATAAAAAGCTTTACACATCAAAGAAAAGATATTTCTTTATAACTGGGGGACGTGGTTCTTTGAAATCGCATTCTTTACATGATTTTATTTTAAAGCTTACTTATGAAAAAGGGAACGGTGTCTTATTTACAAGATACACCATGACAAGCGCAAAGAAATCAATTATTCCAGAATTCAGAAAAGCAATTTCAAGGCTGGGAGTATCAGAAGACTTTCATCTGACAGAAACCACAATTATAAACAAGAAAACAGAATCATTCATTTTCTTTTCTGGAATTAAAACCAATTCGGGGGACCAAACAGGGAACTTAAAATCTTTGTCTGGGATTAATACTTGGGTAGTAGAAGAAGCTGAAGACTTCAAAGACGAAAAAGTATTTGAAACTATTGATGATTCAATCAGAACAACAGAAAAACAAAACAGGGTAATTCTTGTCATGAATCCAACAACGCCACAACATTTTCTTTTTAATCGTTGGTTTCAGCATACATCAAAACAAGTCATGATTGACGGCTTTCCTGTTACGGTATCGGACCACCCAGAAGTAGAACACATTCACACTACTTTCTTGATTGGTTTCAAATACCTTTCCAAAGATTGGCTGAATAAGGCTAATAAATGGCGTATAAGAGCAAAAAAAGGAATTGATATAGTAACAGGTCGGACACTTACAGAACAGGAGCAAGAAAAGTCTAAATTGTTTTATATCAATAATTATCTTGGAGGCTGGAAGGAAAAACAGGAAGGTGCAATCTTTGATAATTGGGAAATTGGAGAGTTTGACGAATCACTTCCGTACATATTCGGACAAGACTACGGCTTTGACGATCCGACGACTTTAATTAAAGTTTCTATTAATAAAAAGAAAAAATTATTATATTTAGACGAAATATTTTACTTGTCGGGGCTTGATGACGACAAAATCTTTGAATTGAACATGAAAAATTGTGGTAATTCGTTGATTGTGGGCGATTCAGCAGCAAAAACAACAATTATAACTTTGCAACGTAAAAAGCAAGAAGGGCGGTCATTGAATATCATTCCTTGTATGAAAAAGCAAGGTTCTGTTCTTACAGGTATTCAAAAAATGCAAAAATATCAAATAATTGTAACCCCAAGAAGTAAAAATTTGATAAAAGAATTAAATAACTACGTCTGGCTTGATAAAAAAAGTGACGTTCCAATTGATGACTTCAACCACTTAATTGACCCGACGCGCTACGCTGTTGACTATTTAGACAGATAAAAAACAATATGGTAATAATTGACAAAATAAAATCCTTATTTTCTGTAAAACATTACAGCGACACACCATTTTATAAAGGTTCGCAATATTCTTTTTTTGGCGGTTGGGGTTCTTGGTTGTATTCAGAACGCAAAAGAGAAGAAACGCTAATCAATGAAGGGTATATTTCAAACGAAGACGTTTATGCTGTCATTGATAAGCTTGTAAAAACAGCTTCAACAATTCCAATTTGTTTAAAAGTCAAAGAAGATGACAAATACATGATTGTTGAAGACCTTTCAAACGATTATTTCAGACTATTAAACAGACCCAACAAGGACCAAACACAAAAGGAATACAGAACAGAACAGTATTTGAATTATCTTTTGACTGGGGACTGTTTTGAATGGAAAAAGGAAGCAATCGGCTTTAATTTTCCAACCAGTATGAAGGTTATACCTTCACAGTTTACAACTATTGAAATGGAGAACGACAAGGATTTCTTTTCTGACGTTGCTTCTTATACTTTTACTTTCAATAATCAAAAGAAAGTATTTCAAGCGGACCAAGTGGTCCACACTCAAAACTTAGACCCGTCGTACTTAGATCATAAGGGGCTTTCGTTCTTAGAACCTTCTTACAAAGCACTTTCAACCAGTAACCAAGTTCACAACGCGGAAGCCCACATGATCGAAAACAGGGGAGCAACAGGAATGATAAGTTCGGACCAAGAAGGCTATCCTTTAACTGATGACGAAAGGGAACAAATAAACGAGAAATTCAAGAAACGTGCTGGGGGTTCTCACAATTACAATAAAATCTTAACTGTGGGAAGTAAGGTGAAATATACATCTTTGGGGCTTTCTCCAAAAGATTTAACACTTACTGACATAGATATTAATAAACTTCGTAAGTTTTGCAATGTTTACGGGCTTTCTTCACAGCTTTTCAACGATCCGGCAAACAAGACCTTTAACAACTTGGGAGAAGCAAAGAAAAGCTTGTACACAGAATCAGCGATTCCATTGGCTCAATTATTCGTTGACGCTTGGAACGAACACATAAGCCCAATATTCAGCGAGCTTGACGGTCAAGAATATAAATTGTACTTAGATACTTCAGAAATTGAAGTTTTACAAAAGGATAAAAAGCAAGAAGCTGAAAAAAATAAGATTGTTACTGATTCAATTTCTTCACTTGCTTCTAAGGTTACAATGAACCAACTTGACAGCACAGCCGCAAAAAATATATTGATTTATTCTTACGGGGTAACTGAAGAGGAAGCCGAATTGCTTATTCCAGACAATCCAACGAGAGAAAATACAGGAACCAATGAGTAAAAAAGGATATAAAAACGCATCATGCACGCTTCCAATTTTGGAGGTAAAAGCAGACGAAAACAATCGAACCGTTGAAGGTTACTTCGCAGCGTTCAACAATGTTGATTCTGATAATGACAGGATTTTACAGGGGGCTTTTGCAAAGTCTATTCAAGAACATGGACCAAACAGCGCAAGCAATCGCAAAATTGCACATCTTGCTTACCATGATACAAGAAGACCGCTTGGAGTACTGGAAGAATTGAAAGAAGATGAAAAAGGCTTATATTTCCGTTCTAAAATGGGGACGCATACAGAAGGGGACGACTTCTTAAAAATGTACCAGGAAGGAATCATTCGGGAACATTCAATCGGGTTTAATTATTTAGCTGATAAAATCACAGCAGTAGAAGACGAAGAAAGGGGGACAATTTGGGATATTTCAGAGGTCAAACTTTGGGAAGGTTCAGCCGTTGTCTTTGGTGCAAATTCTGAAACCCCGAATTTATCAATCATAAAAAGTCAAGAGGACTTAAACAAAGAAATTGAAAAGATAAACGAACGTATGGAAGTATTCACGAAGGCTTTAACCGACGGAAAACTTTCAGAAAAATATAATAATCTTTTCACATTGGAGCTGATGCAAATTCAGAAAGAATACAATTCACTTATTACTTTTGAAAAGCCGTTGAAGGACACTTTACAAGAGGAAGAAGCCGAAATTCAAGAAGAGGAAGCACAGGACCAAAAAGAAGAAGAAAAAACAAATTCAAAACGTAAATTTCTATTATAATGGCTATCGGACTATTAACAGGGTTAAAAACCTTAAGAACAGTAACAGCGGAAGAAAAAAAGGCAATGACAGACGAGCAATTAATTGCTTTGACTGAAGAAAACACAGCGATTCAAACAGAAAACTTCAGAATTTTCAAAGAATATGCGGAAGCAGAAGAAAAAGAAAAGTTGAAATTGAAAGAAGCTGTTCAAAAGCAAGGTGAAAAAATCACAGCTTTAAAAGCAACACCTTCTTCTCACTTAGCAGAATTCAAAAGAGAAAACCACGAAAAATTAGTATCGGCAATTAAAGCAAAAGCCGGAAAGCAAAAGCATGAATTCAAGCTTGATTCAAAAGCACTTGTGAATGATGCTTCAATTAGTAATTCAACTTATTCACAAAGAATTTCTGAAATTGGAAAACAGCCGGTTCGTGTGGTTGTTATGGAATCTTTGTTCAATGCTGGCGAAGTTGGTACTGATAGCGGGAACAAAATCACTTACGTAGATCAAAACACTCAAAACCGTAACGCTGACACAGTTGCGAACTGTTCAGCAATTCCAGAAAGCGAAATTACATGGATTGAAAGAGATTTAGACATCAAGAAAATTGCTGATTCAATCCCAGTTTGTAAAGATACGTTAGAAAACTATTCTTTCATTCAGACTGAAATTGATACTTTCTTAATGGAAAACATGAGATTGAAGACTGATGAACAATTGTTGCTTGGTGACGGTACAGGAAACAACCTTGTTGGAGTTGATTCAATTGCGCAAGCTTGGTCCGTTGGGGCGGGTTCTCCAATTGAAAGCCTTGCTGGAAGTGTTATTTCCGCAAATATTCACGATGTTTTAGAAGCTGGAATTTGTCAAGTAATCCAATCAGGACAAGGAAACCGCTCTTTTTACAACCCAACAGCTATTCTTGTGAATCCTGTTGACGCTTGTAAAATGGATTTATTAAAAGATTCTGAAGGCAGAAAATTATATCCGGACGGGGTTACGGAAATTAACGGCGTTCCTGTTATTCGTACAATCTTAGTACCTGCAAATGAAGCTTACGTTGGTGACTTCACAAAAGGAACTGTATACACTTTGCGAGAAATGGAAATGGAACTTGCTGACCAACATGGAACAGATTTTCTTTCTGATACTTTAAGACTTAAAGCGACATTAAGAAAAGGTTTATTAATTCGTAACGTATGGGCGAATGCTTTCTTAAAAGTTGCTGACATTGCAACAGCTGCGACAGCTTTAACTCAACCATAATTTAACAAAACCCCCTTTATTAAAGAGGGGGTTTTTTATCTTTTTCAATCATGATTATAGAATTCATAAAGGACCATTCAATTGGTATAAAAAAAGGGGAAATCAAGAAAGTTGAAGAAAAGCAAGCTGAAAGATTAATCAAAGAAGGATATGCAAAAGAAAGCAGTCC